ACCTCGCGCTCGCGCCCTTGCGCCCGCGCTCGGCCATCTCGTGCGCCCGCGCGCCCCCGCGCTTCCGCTTCTCGGCCAGCTCCTCGGCATCGCGCGCCATACCGCTGTAGTCGCTCATGCGTCCTCCATCCACAGCTCGCACCCCTCGTCGGTCTCCCCGCGTATCTCTCCGGGCCGCAGCCCGCAGTGCCCGACCTCGAAGGTCACGGCCCCGTCGTGCGCGGCCACGCGGAAGGCCACGGCGTCGGTGAACCGCGAGCACGTGCCGCAGACGCGGTCGCACTCGGGGCCGGGCCGTCCTTCCCTGATGTCGCGGGCCACGCCCGCCCAGTCGATCATTTCCCTAGCTCCTTCCTCAGCAGGCCAAGCTCCGTCGCGAGCCTGCCGTTGATGTCCTCCAGCTGCTTTATCCGTCGACCCGTCCAGTCCATCAGGGCAATGGCCTTGGGCACCGTGACCACGCTGCAGAAATCCGGGTGGTCGATGTTCACCCGCAGCCATATGCCCTCCTGCTTCCGCCTCCACCGCTCGGGGTCGCGCGGGACGCGCACCGTGCGCACGATGCGCTGCCGGTCGGCGCGGACCTCGTCCTCGGTCACTGCCGCACCACGTCCTCAGAGCGCACCCAGCGGGTTCCCGACGCCCCGCGCACCTGCACCATGAGCCGGTTGGGGTCGAACGCCATGATGCGGGCAGGCTCGCCGTCGGCGATGACGCCGTCCCCGCGGTGGATGCGGGCGCCGTCGGGGTACGTGAAGCCGTCCAGCTCCCGCAGGTGGTTCGCGCGGTGCGACGGACGGTGGTACGGGTCGGTATTGATGCTCCCCATGGCTACGCCTCCCCGTACGTCCACTCGCCGTAAGCGCCGTTGTAGCTCAGCATCACCGGGCCGTCGCACGTGCCGCGGCGGTTCTTGACCGGCCACAGCTCGACCTCGACGTTCTCGCCCGAGCGGCGGGCGTCCTCGCGGCGCACCAGCGCGAAGGCGGTGAGGCCGGTGTACTCGATCCATGACGAGCCGCGGAAGATGTCCGCGCCGGGGTTCTTGTCGCGGTTCCCGCTGCTGCGCATCTCAGCGCCCTTCGCGCGGGATATCGCGCTGATGGCGATGACGGCCACGCCCGCGCGGATGGCCGCGAGGTTGATGGAGCGCACCGCGTCCTTCATGGCCTCGGTCTCGTCCATGCCCGCGGGCGCGTCGATGCACTGCAGGTAGTCGAGGAAGAGCACGCGGCCGTAGTGCGCGCCGGTGCTCTGTATCTCCATCTCGATGCGCGTGATGTTCGACAGCGATGGGTCGCTTATCGCATCCATGATCCTGATGTTCGGGCATCGTGAGATGAGTTCGATATCTGCGCAGTACACCGGGTCGCGCTCGGGTTCATATGATCCATCTTTGAACCTGTCCCGCTGCTCGCGCCCGAGCTTCTCGAAGTCCGCCCACCTGAACGGCTCGAGCGTATCTATCGCGTAGGACGCCCTCGAGCCGAGCCGCGCACGGACCTCGGGCATGGACAGTTCGAGAGACAGGTAGGTGATGCCCATCGGCTTCCCGGTGTCCGGGTCCGTGAGGCCCGCCATGCGCTCCATCATCCACAGGCAGAAGCTCGACTTGCCGGCGCCGGTGTTGCCTCCGATGAAGTGTATGCCGGGACGGAACCCGCCATGCAGCATCTCGTCGAGCTGCGGGATGGTGCTGTATACCGGGCTGCTCGACCTCGTGTACGCATCGAGGTAATCGGGCATGTCCTCGGCGAAGTTGTAGAAGCTCCTCCGCTGCAGCATGTCCTCAGGTAAGTACTTGTCCAATATCCACCTCCTAGAAGACCTGGTCCTCATATCCGAAATGCTTCTTGCGGGGGACCGCCCGACCTGAGGAGGGCGAGTCCCCTTCTACACTTCTAGTGGGGTCCCCTGTGAGGGGCCCCCTTTTTGGCCCTCCTAGGGGACCCTTTTTGGCCCCCTCAGGGGACCCTTTTTCTTGGATTGGGTCCCTCTGGGGGTGACCCTTTCTCGGCATGATCCGATAGCGCTGGCAGCATCCCGAATGAGACTTGCCGACGGTCTCGATGACGCCTTTGGCCTTGAGCGCGTCGACGGCTTTCCTGACTTGCCGCTCTGACAGGCCGAGCATGTCGGCCACCTCCCTGCGCGGGCGCCATGCCGAGAACTCGCCGCGGGAATCGCTCTCCATGTTCATGATCAGCATGAGCAAGACGCGCTCCTGCGTCCCCGACAGCCCAAGCTTCGACCATTCAGCGATCCACGGCTCGAATGCCCGCGCGAAGCGCGTCTGCTTGCTCACGTCTCGTAGCTCACCCCCAGCAGGCCGCATATGATCTCGGCGCTATCGCCGCCGTCGCAGAACACGAACCGCGCCCCGTACCGCTCGCGCAGCGTGTCGATGGTCTTGGCGACGCGCGGCCCGTTTATGGGCTTGCGGCCGCGCACGCAAGCGTCGTTCAGCGGGTCGCACCGCCTGCATCTCAGGCACACGCGCGAGACCCATGTAGCCAGCTTCCGGTTGTCCTGGTACTCCGGGTGCTCCTCTACGAGGATCACAAGCACCTTGCCGTCGGCGGTCGCGCGGTCGAGCTCGCGCACGAAACGGTCGTGGTCGCGCCCGATATTCGCGGCGAGCTCCTGCACGCTCTGCTTGGTGTCAACGAGGAAGTTCGATCCATCAGCCCAGTAGTCCCCGGTGTCGAGCTTCCGGCGCACGATCTCGACGCCGTGCGCCGCCCACCACGCGTGCTTCAGGGAGTGCCGGCCCCTCTGCTGCCGCGTGTCCTCGTAGATGACCCTAGAAGGGCAGGTCGTAATCCGCGACGGCGGGAGCGGCAGGCGCGGGCGCGGCAGCGGACTTGTCGCGGTTGTCGCGCGTCTCGGGAGCGGGAAAGTCACCCTCCCTGATGGCCTGCACCGTCGTGATGTGCTGGATCTCGATGCTCGTGCCGTCCGCGCCGGGGTTCTTGGAGCGCGGCCCCTTGGTGTAGAGGTAGTGGCGCAGCACCATGCCCACCCATTTACCGACGAGCTGCTGCTCGCCGCCGTCGACGTTCTGGTACTTGAAGCCGTTGTTGCCGTCGCTCAGCTCGGCGCACTGGACGAGCATCTTGTAGCGCTGCCAGCCGCTGTCGAACTTCAGCGAGATGCTCACCGTGCGCTGCCAGTCGGCCGCGTCCTCGCCGTAGAAGAACCGCTGCTCGTCCGCGACGTACGGGTTGATGACCAGCTCGATGCGCGGGCGTTGCGCGTCCTCGCTGTAGTCCTTGACCGCGTCGATGCGCACGGCGTAGCCGCCCTCGGGGAGGATGCCGCCGCCGCCGTTCGACGCGGTGATGCTGTCCCAGTTGCTCATTGCCTTCATCGCTAGTTTCCCTTCTTCAGAGGTTGCAGATTCCAGTAGTCCCTTATGGCCGCGTCCACGGCCTTGAGGTCGTTGTCGATGATTTGTTCCTCGAACATCCCCATCGGGGATTTGCTCGGCGGCGCGCCGTTCACCTTGAACACGTAGCGACCGCCCTCGATTGCCGAGATGATGCAGATTGTCACCATGCCGACGATCTTTATCTTCTCGTTAAGGAGCTTGCCGACCGTGAGCGGCTGGATGCTCCCGAAGCTGTCCCGGTCGGTGTGCATCGTGAAGTAGACGATTTTCGACTGGTTGCCGTCGCGCGCTATCCGATCGATGACCGAGTAGACGTCTGCGGCGATCTCCTTGAACACCTCGAACTGGTCGCGCTTGCGCTCTTCCTCGCTCAGGCTGTACCGCACGTAGTAGTCAGTGATCGCGTAGCCGAAATCATCGATGATTACCGCATTCTTCTTGGATTTCAGCGCACCTGCCAGGATGCGCCTGAAGTCCTTGGTCACGTCCATCGTGTACTGCCCGCGGAAAGGCAGCGGCTTCCCCTGCACGTTGATTACATCGACTTCATCCTCGGTGAAGTTCCGGAAGCTCGTCGATTTGCCCGTGCCGGACTCGCCCATGATGAGGACCGGGATGCTCATTGCCCGCCACCCCCGCACAGGCTCATGACCATGTTCACGAACGTATCGTGGTCGACCTCGCCGTCGAGCTGGATGATGGTGCGCAGGGCGGCTGCGGCCCCGAGGGCGGATGCCGACTCGTTGACGAGGGCGAGTGCCTTCAGCTCGTCGGCCTCCTCGCGTGCGGACTCGCGCACGGTGTTTGCGTAGATCCTGAGCGCGCCTGCGTAGCGCTCCAGCACGTCGCGCCCGATGGTGAACCTGCACCAGCTATAGGCCATCACCGACACCCCCGTCCGCGTCCTCAAGGTCCCCCAGGTGCGTGTACGACTCCGCGTCGAGCACCGGCACCTCCGCGATGATGCAGTCGCGCCCCAGCAGGTCGACGGTCACGCACGCCATCTCGCCGCTGACCCACGCAGCGACCGGCTCGCCGCCGAAGCGCTTATAGGCGACGGTTATCTTCTTCATGCTCCAGCTCCTCCCTCGTGATCAGTCCCAACCCGACCGCCGCCGACTCGGCGTTGCCGCGCGGCACGTCCGGCCCGCACACCCGCTTGCGCGTGGCGGTCACCGCCGTGGGGCCGTACAGCCCGCCGTCCGTGTCGGTCACGACGAACCACCCGTCGGCGCGGCGCTCCAGCCTGCGGCCCATTACGCCGCCCCCAGCAGCGCCATCAGCGCCCAGCACGCGAGCGCGGGGCCGAAGCCGGTGAGGATGGCCCCGGCGATGAGCGCCTGCCAGACCGCGGGCAGCCCGCCGCCCTCCACGCCGCGAAGCGTTCCCGCTCCGCCGCGTCCGTGCCGACGGCCAGAGCCGCCGCGAGCATCGGGGACGTCCTGAGAGACACGGCAGCGGCCATCCGGCACCTCCATCTCGAAATCGGCTAGAATCATGTGTTGACCTCCTTTTTGGTCGCGCTCCTGCGGTCAGCTTGCCGGCATCCGCAGGGGCTTTTTTTGTTTCCTAGCGAGCAGCCCCCTCCGCGACGGCGGGCGGTAATTCCGCCACATGCCTGTTTGTGAGAAAGGAGAGAGGACGTTTTGCACCAACCCGTGAAAGGAACTCAGCCTGTTCGGCCTTCCGGCCCTTCGCCCGCCGCCGCGGGCGGGGCTGCCCTGTTTCCGAGACGGCTCCGGTGGGGACGCGCTGCTTTCCGTTCTGCAGGCGCTAACTACAACCAAATCCGTGCGCGCCCCCGCTGGGGCCGTCTCGTCCCGCATCCCCCGCTCTGGGCCGACCGGATGCCCTCCTTGGGCCGTGGGTAACGGCCGGTCGGCTCCGGGCGGAGGGGGCGTTATCGCCGGGCTACTCCCAGCCGAGCAGATAGTTCGGCGTCACACCGAGGGCCTGCGCGATCGCGCAGAGCTTGTCCGCTCCGGGAAGGCGTCCGCCGTCCTCATACTGGAAGATGGAGCCTTGAGAGACGCCTGCCAGATCAGCGAGCTGCTGCTGCGTCATATCCAGCTCAGCGCGCTTTCCGCGCAGGCGCGCAGCGAAACCGTCCGCATCGAACTTCAACTTATGGCCTCCTTTCTATCGATCCATTCCTCGCATATATCCACGATGTGCGCACACAGCTCGTGCGGGATCCTGCCGCGCTCGGCTTTCCCGTCGACACGCTGGAGCCCGCTTTTCGATCCGCGCGGGGCGCGCTCGTGGCACGGGTCGCCGTTCTTGCAGGGCGGTTTGAAGCGCGGGGACGGATGGTTCGTCCATATGTCCGTCGGCTTCATGTACCGCTCGCCGTACTGGCAGTACGTCACGGTCCAGCGCGGCAGGCCGTCCATCCAAGGCATGCGCCGCATCGACGCGCGCGGGTTCTCGATGAACCACAGATCCGGCTCCAACGCTTCGATCAGGCGCATCAGGTGCTGGTTCACCGCGTCGCACTCTTTGGCGTAAGCCGTAACAGGCATCAGCCAACCGGTAGCGGGGTCGCGCCTGCGATGCCGTCCGAGCGCTGCGACCGAGTACGTCGTGCAGTCCGGCGAGGCCCAAACCACATCCGGCACGCCCCCACCGAACAGCTCGCGCACATCGGCGACCCCGAGGCACCCGATGTCCGCGCACGCGGTCGGTCGGAACGATTCGTCCCAGTCGACCGTGGCGACCTCGTGCCCACGCATCGCGAACGCTCGGCCGACCGAAGACGTGCCGCTGAAAAGCTCCAAGACCCTCATCGCGCGTCACCGTCTAGGGTCGGCTCGAACTCTCCGCAGAGATCGAGCGGGCACGTACGGGCCATCTCGTCCGTGCCGCCATCGCACACGAGGATGCGGTTGCCGTCGAACAGCTCGACCTCACGGGCGAGGTTGCAGTCACCGCAGCACCTCATCGGGCCTCGCCGCCCATGGCGGAAACGGCATCGGAGAGGTCGAGAAGGACCTCGTCGGCGCTGAGGCCGAAGGCCGTCGCGAAGATTGCGGATGCGGACTCGATGCCGATCTCACCGGCGATGACAAGCTTGGCCGCGCTGACGATCGTCTGGCCGTAGGTGCTCTTGATCTCCATTTGGTGCCTCCTGACTTCTTTTTGTGGATCACAGCTATTATGATACGCACTTTTCAAATTCAGTCAATAGAAAACTGCGGATTTTTTTACGTCAGCTAAAAAACTTTTGTATAATGTTTTTAAATAGATTGGGGAGTGCCATGAGATTGAGAATCGCCGAGTTTCGCAAGAATTCCGGCATAAGCCAACGAAGACCGCACCCCACTTTCCCCGAACTACGCGGGCAGGTCATCCCGTGGCCCGGCGGCTTCGCGATAGCCGCATGATACAGCGTATAGACAGCAAAAATGCCCCCCGCCCGAAGGCGAGGGGCTGCATCACGCATGGCTTGGATAAAACAAGTTGGATATCCGCCGGTTATCCGGCCATATCCGGTTGGAAACGGGATAACCGCAGGTAGGGGTCGTGCGATTTATCCGCGTTGCGGCTAACTGGTCTATGCTTCCTTGCTGAGCATCACGCCCAGCGCGTCGATGCCGGCCTTGATGTCGGCCAGCGTCTCGGCGATGGCGTCCAGCTTCTCGGTGTGGTCGGCTTGATTCTTCGCCATCCACTTGACGTGGTCGTGCGTCGTGTACTTCATGTCGCGGCCCGTGGGGTCCGCCGTGCTCGCGAGCTTGTTGTTAGCGCCGTTCGCGGCGTTGTCGATGCCGATGAGGCGGTCCCTAGCTTTCACACCGTTGATCTCGAAGTTCCAGACGTCTTCAGCAGACACATCGTCCTCCATCTCCGGTCCGCAGTAGCGGATCACGTAGTCCCATCCGTCATCGTACAGGGCGCGGATTAGGATCTCCCCGCCGTCTTGGTCGCCGCTCGCGCCGTCCGTGCTGTGGTGCTCGCTTCGCAGGGCCTCGGCGAGCTTGCCCCCGCCCAGCGCCACGGCCGCGTGCTTGCCGACCGCGAGCAGGATGTCGCCGCGCCTCGGGTTCGTCCACGCGGAGCGCGGCAGCAGCTCGAAGTTCCCGGTGGCGGGCATCTTGCTCGCCATGTCTCCGGAGTACCACGCGCCGCCGGTGTCGACGCCCTGCGCGGCGTAGCACTCGATGGCGAGCGACGTGCAGTCGCGGTCGCCGGTCGAGATGCCCACCGTGGAGCCGTCCGAGAGGGTGACGGTCTCGCCCACGTGGCCGCCGGTGCCGATGCCGTCTCGGCTCGGCTGGCTGTAGCCGTGGGCGTCGTGCCTCGCCAGATGCTCGGCGATCTGGGCGGCTTTCTCGGCGACGCTAAGCGTCATCTTCATCGCCCTCCGTCGGCTTGCCCGTGGCCTGGCTGATGCCGAGCAGAGCGCCGACCAGCACGCCCAAAGCGTTCAGCGTGGTCACGATGGCGTTCGACAGCCCGGGGTCCATTCCCCACGCCTGACCGACGGTGCTCACGAACACCGCGATTGCGGGCAGGGCGATGAGGCCCGCCCACTTCAGCACCTTGTAGGCCGTCTCGGGTACCAGATACGTCATTCAGTCCGTCCCTTCCCCACCGATGATATGCCGGTGGATGTCCTCGACCAGC